TAAGCTTGCGGTACAAGATAGAGATAACTATCTAAAGAAACCGCCTATGACTCTTGCTTACGGTCAGCTATTGAAAAACCTGAAAGGTGCTGTGTCTGATGCAGTCTACTCAGGCAAAATGGCTCCAAAGATCCGTAAACTTATGGCTGACAAAGAACTTTCTAGTGCTTTGGCTGATAGTGCAGGTCCAAGAGATACGGCTGATGACGTGATGATTAATATTCTTCATGACATTCTTGCAGACGCTATCGACTCTGAACTACATCCAGACGTGGTTCGTATTGGTCAGCTTCTTAGAGCCAACAACGTGGTTGCCATGCTTTCAGACGATATCATGGTTGTGAAGAACGCTATTGGTGTAGACAACTACATCGGCGCTCGTCAGTCCATGATTAAAGAGCTTAAAGGTAATATCAATGTTACCTTGCCTTCAGGTCGCAAGGCCGGTGGCGTTCCTATCTACTCTTCTACTCCTTCCGGCTCTGCTCTCAGACAAGGAAAGCCAGGAGGTTGGGGTCGAGGTCGAGTTATTCCCGCCGTTATTCAAGGAATTGACGGAGCATGGATGAATAAGACTTTTACTCGTGAATCGTGGGGTGAGTTGAAAGACTCTTACATGTTACCAATCATGGATGCTATTAAGACAGACCTGGCGAGTGCCAGAAAGGTCAGGCGGCATGCAAATAAGAACTGGTGGAATACAATTCAAGAGTACTCTTATGTAGATGAGATCATGGGTACTTGGGCGCCAAAAACTATTGCTGAACTATTGCTGATTTTAAGCAAAGATTGGCAGACATGGACCCGAACCAGCCAGTAGATGTAAGTATGGATAGTAAGTATCGTGCTTTCGGTTGGTTGCTTGATCCTACAGCAGGTCTTGATGACGCGCCTTTCGATAACTTAGTATCTACTTTGTATGATACTATGGACTTTCCACCAAGGCCTAAAGGCCAGTCAGTCAAGGACTATGAAGCTCAAAAGCGAAACTTGGCAAAGAAGATTGTAAAGAACGACGTTATTCCTCAGCTGTACAAGCAAGGAAGTAACGCACCGCATTTACAAGAGCTTACACCAAAACAGATGCTTGACTTCTTTAATCGCATGATGTATGCGTTGAACATTGAGTCAAGAAATAACAAGACAGTTAAAACCGTGGCTGAGAATAGAGCTAATCTATTTAACATGGCTAAAGACTCTGAGATCTTGCAAATCGACATTGGTTAAAAAAAATAGGGGTATCCCGAGCGTAATGCTTAGGATACCCCTTTTTTTATGTCCCTACGTAAGCTTTAAGCTGTACTTCAAAACATCCGGCTTGCCAATCAACAACTTCACCTGTTGCTTGCTTACCTGTATATAGATCCATAATCACTTCTTGATTAGGACACGCATTATGTACTGACGATTCTGTTATCATGCTGCCGTCAGGCAATAGCATAGTAACTAGAAATACGAAAGCTTTTACCATCATAGTTTCTCTTCTCTTAACTTATACTCAGCATTCTGCTTTGTAGTAAGTCGTAGAGCTCCTTGTAAATCTGTCGCGTCTTTATGAGAGAACGGACCATGCGACATCTCAATTGTACCATCAATGTATTTGTCCACGTAATACTGCTTCTTGTTTTTCGATTTGGGCATTGACTATCCTCATAATAGATTGTGGTAGTATAAGTTCACGGCCATCGTTAAAGATAATACCGTATTTGTAAGTTGCCTGGACTTGATCGTAATCAAGCCCAAGCGTTCCATTGTCGTGCACCTTAAACACTGCTCCTCCTACGCAAAGAAGTAATCGCTTTCTGCGATACCGCTTACTTTTAAGTTTCCTAGTTGGTAATCATAATTAAATCCAGACGGATCGTCTAATAGATTTTCTGCAATGATCTCATAAAAGTCTTCATGATCGTACATTGCTATGAATACCTCTTTTGTTAGAAACACCAGCTTTTCTACGTCACATGCGTGAGTAGAGAAGGAGTCGTGAATTGCTGCAAATTCTCCGTCCCAATTAGCTATTACAATAGCCATATGAGCTGCATCCATACTATGAATGTAGTTTGGACTGATACCAGAAGCAAAGCCACCGGGACTTGGTATTTTCTTACCATACACAAGTCTTGGCTCGTTGCCAACATGCTGAATTCTCATGTCTGATATCCACGACTTCCACTTTATGTCTTCCATTACGTAGTTCTCGTAAGTTACTGGAAAACCTGAAGGCGTAGTCCACCGGATATTCTCTTGCTTTAGCTCAGTTACAATGTAACTCGCTAGAGTCTGCAAATAGCTCATGGTTTCTAAAGGACCAGGACAGACTTCATCGATTGCCTTAATTAGATTGTAAGACAGGTCGTTACAGTCTGACATGGTTATATTGTACTTGCTATGATAGCCTTCTGCGTAGCAGTCAGCATACATGTTAAGCGCAATAGCCAAATGACCAGCACTGTAAGCTCTCGTCATAGAGCCACGCTTAGAAATACCCTTACGGATATGTTTCATTGGCATGTCTCTCTGTTCAAACCATTCCGGCATACGTGATCGTAAAGCCTTTGCAGTTTGTACATAGAAGTCTTGTGGTATTTCAATAGGCACTAGTCCTACTAACTCTCCTGCCTTTTCGTCCTTAGAAATCGCGGCTAGGTGTTGCCAACCGTTATTACTACCATCAATAGGGATTGGTAGGTTGGTTAGATACACACCTCCGTTTGACGAGCTGCACCAGAATGCATGCCATTCTTTACAACAAGCAAGAAATACAACAGGTTTTTCTGCCTTTTCGTGTATTGTCTTGTTTTCCCAAGTATTTGTGATAAAATCTTGGTTGTTGAGAACCCATCTAACTCTGTCTTCAATAGTCATCTTATCTACTGAGATATCGTTCAACCCTTGGCTTTCGAGGTGTCCTTTATAGTCTGCCTCAAAGTATTCGGGTATATCGTCAATAGAGTAAGTTTGATTGTATGAAGACGCTGTGTGTATTGCTAAATAAAAAAGACCTTTCTCGTCAAGTATCTTAGACTTGTGGAACTTAAGCATACCTCGCTCGATATCCTTACCTTGGTAATTGATATACGATTCACGATAGTATAGCCGTCCTCTGTAGTCCGCGTCTATATACTGATAGAAAGGCCTTCCTTCTAGAGCAGAAGCCTTTTGTACTGTCATGTTGTATGCGTCAAACTTACTTCTGTTTTTCAGCAATACAAGCTTTGCATTCCAATTTAGTCATGCGCCGTAATTCGCCGTAGTATTTCTTTTCCAAAGACTTGTTTCCTAGATCAGGTCTAAACACGTCTCCGTTCCAGTACAGGTTCTTACCTTCTAGCTCTTTGTTATTTCCAAAGATGCAGTAACGGTAGTTCTTGCCTGTATCGTCTGCTACTTTTAGTTTCTCAGTTACAAACTTATCTTTATTGTTTCTAACCACATCAAGAATATCAGAGTCAATCTCCCATGCAGTTGACTGTAGCTTATCAATTGCCTTTACGAACGGCTCTTCAATGTATTGCTTGAATTCCTTGTCTTTATCGAATCCCCAATGCTTAATCACTGGATACCCGTTATCTTGAAACAGCTGAGTGATAGGCTTAATAGGCTCAAACGTAGTGTTTTGAATTAGATCGCTAACCACTACGTCCGGTAATGTGCCTACCTCAAGCCAACGCTTGGCGGTTTCAATCATGTATGGTGCGCGGCTGAATGGGCGTTTACCTACTGGATTATTTTCCCATGCAATTTGCGCTTCAGTAGGTGCTCGATAAATGTTAATGTATCCACATTCGTAGAAGCCTTCTAGAACTAGGTCGCCAAGCGTTACGTCTGCTCGGAAACCTAGCTCTAGTCCTTTCCTTAAGAATACGTTCTTACCGATAGCAACAGATGCTGCTGTGAGTTTACATGTCGCTGACTCAGATACTGAAGTCTTTCTGAAGTGATATTGTAAAATGGTAAGTGCGTCATACACTAACTGCTTGATCGAGATCTCGTGTTCCTTGACAAGCTTCACTGCCCATCTTTGTGGAGTGTTCTCCACTTTCTGCTCCAGATATTCCATTATCTCTTGCATGTTTTCTCCTCGTTCTGCGGTATGGATTATGCGCAACATTATATAAGTTGCATCCATGCCTTAAGCAGCATTTAATCTCATGTGTCTCAACAATTAGAGCTTCTTGCTCAGTCATGTTGCCACCTTTTATTTCTACTATCTCTTGTATTTCAAACTTTTCCAGTTTGTCTAGTAGCCAGACGTGGTGGTCATATCCTCTGTGTGTCATCTGAAAAGCTCGATGCAGTGTACCTTTACCTACGTATACCACATCAAGCGTTTCAGGATCTTTATGAACATACACGCAGTACATATCTTCAGGATACTTGACGACCTCGTCTGTACCTTCACGTAGTTCAATATTTCTCAACTGTTACTCCATTCTTTACCATAAGCTCAATAGCTTTAGCTTCGTACGTTTCTTTATATAGTACTCTTTGTATGCCGGCCTGTAAGATAAGCTTAGTACATTCCGTACACGGCGAAAGAGTCGCGTATAGAGTGGAACCTTCAGACGACGAGGTTGATGAAGCCAGTTTACATATCGCGTTTGCTTCCGCATGGATTACCTCCCATTTAGTATTGCCGTCCCCATCTCTTGTATTATTATCCATACCGTGTGGAGTACCGTTCCAGCCATAGCTTAGAATATTATTACCTTTTGCTATCACGGCTCCGACTTGGTGCTTGTTATCATGAGACCGCTGAGCTACTAACTCAGCGATCCCCATGTATAGATCATCTTGCTTGATCTGTTTGGTTTTATAGTATCCCAAACCCGTCTCCTTCCTTGAGTCGACCTGTTTCTCGACTGTAAACGGCAGTTCCAGCTGGTCCGGTGAGGCCTGTAAATCGAGACTTGAGTACGGTAAAGTTGACACGATTCCTGTCCTCCTCTTTTTCCGCTGTTAGGTTACGCGCAAAGGCAATAATGTCAAAGCTAATTTGCTTAATCGAGCCGGAACCTTTAACGTCGTCAATAGACGCCATGTTACCTTCTTCGAAAGCCTTACCACCTGATTTACGCAAGTGGCTGATAAGTCCAAGCCAGACGTTATGCTTCTTTACAATCTTAAGTAGATCACTCATTACTTTATCGATCGCTGCATTACCCGCAAGACCTTCCGTGCCTTCAGAAACGGCGATAGTAATGTGATCAAGAACGAGATACTTCGCGCCCATAAGACACATGTACTCGATCTTATCGATGAGACTACTGTCTTCCACTGAGCCTTGATGGTCAAGTAGAATGAGTCGCTCGTCTGCAAAGACTTTATCGAATCCAGATCTAAGCTCTGGTTCTGTGAGATCCGCAGAATCCACCAAGTTTCGATTGATGGCCATTCCGATAAATTTCTCGGCAGTATCTCCAACACTTTCTTCGAGAGAAATGAGTCCAACTTTATCGTCAGTTTTATCCAACAGATTAAGAACAATCTCTTTAATGACAGTACTTTTACCACTGCCAGTACCACTAGTAAATAGGGTAATTTCGCCAAGTCTTACTCCTTTAAGTTTGTCGTTAAGTCCGTGCAAACATTGAGGGTAAGGAACGCTTTCAACATGACGTCGTTCTTGAAACTGCTCCCACACAGCTTCACCAGTAATGATACCAGCTGGGCTGTAAGCTGACGCCGACCAAATAGCTGAGTTAACTGCTTGTGGTCCTTCACTTTGAAGTAATTCATTAGCGTCTTTAAACTTGTCAGACTCAACTACTTTAATTTTGTCGAAGCCGATAATCTTAGCGGCTTGTTGTACGCATTTTTGACCTGCCTCATCGTTATCAAACCATAGTACTACGGTCTCAAACTGACGAATCCAGCTGCGATTATCAAGAACAACGCTTAGTTGGCTAGCAGATGGTACAGATACTACAG